GTTACTTCATCAAACTCACGATTATGTTCAGTCATCACCAATTCATCATAAGCATGTTCAAGAGTCTTCGCTTCAATAACATACTTGTTACGGAAAGTAGTGAGAACGTCAATTTCAAATAATGGCATAATTAAACCTCAATGTATTGTAGTTGAAAATTGTCAGCACGGTCTTCGTAACCGTCATAACCCCGTGGATTGCAAACAATCCGAGTAGAACCAATCATATAGTCAAACGTATCATGTGTGTGACCATGAGTCCATACTTTAATCTGAGGACGATCCAAGATAAACTCCGACAAATCAGAACTGTATGCACCATTTACCATCACTTCACCTTCATACTTCGGCTTAGTTGACTGTTTAGACGGTGCGTGGTGACCAACAACCACAAACTTTTCAGTTGGTTGATGGTCAACAACATCACGAATAAATTGCAACATAGCCTTATGTTCAACTACTGATTGCTCAGGAGTAAACTTACCTGTACGAGTATGAAAATTTCCATCCTCATCACGGAAATTAACCGGCGTAGAAGAATCTGAAATGATACGGTAATCATTCATATAACCACGAATTCCATACAATGTATTAGGATCTTCTTTGTTCATATCAGTCCAAAGAGTGCCTGCAACAAAAGTTACATCACCCAAAGTCACACTTTCTTTTTCAAGAAAATGAACGTTGGTCAATTCGGACAATGCACCTTTTATTTGGTCGTAAGATTTTGCAAAATCTCCGTGGTAATGTTCGTGATTACCCATAATATAAATTACATCTTTGAATTGTTCTGAACAATGAGTAAAAAATTTCATCCAGTTTTCAGAACGAATACTTTCTGTGAATGCCAAATCTTTAGCAACACAAATATCACCAGACAGGACTAATGCATCAGCACCTCCAGTGTTATTAAATTCAATTTGTCCAAATTCCAAATGGACATCAGAGGCAAGAGCGAATTTCATTTTGTTTTCTCCAACGAATCCTTACGCATATAATGAATAGTTTGTGTCATCTCATGTGTTGGATAAGATTTCACAACTGGCAAAAAAGTAATACCATCAATATCTTTTGATGGCCAGTTTGAATATGTATAATAAATTTCCGTCAAAGAAAATTTATTACGAACTTTAATCGGAGTTTCAGACTCTATTTTCCGAAAAGATTTAACGGAGGCACTAATACGATTTGTTTCTGTTTTCATAATCTAATCAACATAATTAAAAAACAAACAGCAAGGATTCCAAAAGTAAATGTCCGACCCAACAGTGCGCCTAGGAATGCACCTAAGACAAAAAGACTATATGAGGATAAGAAGATTTCCATGTTAGAATCCGAGTTACTTACAAGGATTCTAACAGACTTACATTACTTTGTCAAGTCTTTTGTTGTATTTTTGCTACAACCAATCTCAATTTTACGTGGTTTCTTTTCTTCTGGAATGATGTTTACCAGACTGATAACCAATAGACCGTCAGAGATATCGGCATCTTTTACCACAATGGTTTCAGAAAGTACAAATTTGTGGGAAAAATCCCTTGTACCGATGCCACGGTGTAGATACTTATCGGAAGTCCTTGCAGTCTTGATTGATCCATTCACATAAAGTTTTCCACCTTCTGAAGTGATTTCAATTTCATCACGTTTGAAACCCGAAACGGCAATTTCAATCGTGTAGTTTTCATCATCTTCTTTAAGAATGTTGTATGGTGGATAAGATTGTATTTTAGCACCTGTTGGAAGAAGGTCGAATTCTTCAAAGGTACTTAGTAGTCGGTCGAAACCAACAGTGGATGGAAGCAAAGATTTGCCGTATGGCAATGATAGATGTGTCATAGTTTTCTCCTAAAAGCGAGTTAATTAAAATTACTACCCCGAAGGCATAGTATACCTGCTTACTTAATACAGGGTCAACTAACGGGTGACAGTGCAATTGCCCGGACGCCTTTTACCGTAGCATCAAACAGCCCTAAGGTGGGCTCTTTTTATTTATCCACCGGTTGTGGTTTTTTACCTATGTTATACTTTGGTACTAACTGCCAATCATTTTTTTCTTTATGTGAAATAATCTTTACTTGAGACAAAGACACAGTTGGCTCCACAGTCTGTTCTTTTTTAACAATCTTAATAAGTTCCCAGTCTTCCAGTAAGTTGGTAACAGTGTTTCTCCGAGCAATATCATTCTCGGTTAAATCCGTTGGTTTACCATCCAAAGAAAAGAGTTCTTTGAAATGTACAATGTAATACTTACCTTGTTTGTGTAGGATATGGCAAGATTGATAAAGTATTTTTTCTTTTTTGGATGCAACACCAATACGTGTAAGAGTTTCACGAACTTTTAAGAAATCATCTTTTTCATCTATTGTCACTTCCACCATATCTTCTATTTTAATCATTATTTTTTCACTCCGCCTTTATCTATTTTTTCTTTTATCAAAGCGATTTGTTCATCTGATAGAACACGTAATGCCTCTTTAGCTTTTTCGTTAGAATAGCCAAAGTATTCTTTAACACATTCTAAATCCTTAACGGCCGCTTGTTTTTGCCAAGCGTGAAACTTGCGTTTCATAGGCCTAATTGTATTTAGAAGATATTGGAATTGTAAAGTTTCTGGTAGATGATGATTCATATTCAACTCATTCACATATAAAATGCAATCGAGTTGATATGAGAGTGAACGATTAATAAGAAACGGCTTATATGATTTGAAGTCTAATTCTTCATCAGAAAACTTATTTCTTTTGTTTAGAACCACTTCAACAAAATCGAATGGACTCATATTATTCTCACTTAAAAGAACAATCGGCCATCAATTCTGTCAGGAACGCCATCAGGTTAATCTCTTGGTCTGCAACAAATGCAGACTGATACTGATATTTTGCAAGATGCAAAACTGCTTGAGGAATACTATCTGGTGTCATAACCTCATAAAGAGATTCATAAATCTTCCTAAAGATGGAAGCTGAATCGGAGTCAATGTTGTTAATAACCCACTTCCGAGCCAAGCCAAAGTCTTTCTCTTTTATGGCTTTAATCAAATCGGAAATTTGTAGGTCGGATACAGATGCAAGAATACCTTTGTCGATTGTACCACCAACAGCATATCGTTGTAGTTCATTGAGAACACGGCGGTTATCGGGAAAATGTTTTGTGATAACTGAGGCAACAACTTGCTTGTCATACACAACATTCTCTTGTTCAAGAATCCATTCCACACGTTTAAAGAACTGTGAGGCCATCTTTGCTTTTTGGCCATTTTGAATCTTAAACTCAACCACAGAACAACGAGAATGTAACGGATCAATGATACGATTTTTGAAGTTACAAGTAAAGATGAAAGAACAGTTAACAGCAAATTCTTCCATTGCACCACGAAGTGCGGGTTGTGTGGAATTTGGATTTAGATAATCTGCTTCATCAATGATGATGACCTTGCGGCCACCAGAAAGGCTCATTGATGATGCATAGTTCTTAATTTTGTTCCGGAAAGTATCAATGCCACTTTCGTCTGAACCGTTGATGACGATGTAATCACATCCGACTTCTTCACATAAGGCTTTTGCGATTGTAGTTTTGCCGACCCCTGCGGATCCAGCAAGTAACAAATTTGGGATTTCTTTTCTGTTGACATATTCCTGAAAGGTTGTTTTAATAGACTCTGGAAGAATACAGTCCTCAATTTTGTGAGGACGATACTTTTCCACCCATAGCATTTGGTTGCTTTCCATTCACATACTCCATAATAATATAATAATTAAAGGGGTGAGGCGTCTTGCCACTCCCACCCCAAACAAAGTGCCATCATTTTACGATGAAACCAGTTTGGTTTTTTCACAATAGAAATACTCAACCCATAATTACCACCAATCCGATAACATCCGGAATATTTTGGTGAAACATAAAAACTATATGGCTGATTAGCCGTATTTGCTATGTAAGGGGATGAGTTCGTTTCACTCATTTTGTTTCAGTCATTCCGATATAGAGTGCTTCAAACTCATTATCTTCTGTAACTTCTTCTTGGAAAGATTGTTTATGGTGTGTCTTTGCCATGCGGCGAAGAACCTTTTTTGGAATTTTAAAGTTATCATAGAGTGCATCGATAACATCTTTGATAGCTTCTTTGTGTGAGTCAATCACTGTCATTTCATTTGAAATTTCAGATAGAGCATCACGAATTGATTTAAGTTGGTTCTCATCAAAAGAACCATAAAGTGTAATCACAGTAGTCATAATTATTCTCCGTACTTAGAACCAGTTTCAGTAGTCACCCAATATTCAACAGGTACAGTTGTGTTCTTAAAGTGACCGATGCCTTTAGATGCAATAGTAACTTCATATGCACCAGGAACAAAACGTAGATTTTCTGTAGCAAAGACCATACGATACTTTGTACCTGTACCATTTACATTCAAAGAGGTGGAGTTAACATGAGATGCATCATCTTTTGCATCAAAAGTTTCTATCGTACAAGATTCACCGTCACAGACAAAGGCAATGTTTGGTGAACCAAGTGCTGATGCAACTTTAAAAATCCATTCTAGGTCTTGTGCATCAAGTGAAAACTTAATTTCTGCATTGTCCATAGAAATGGTTTTATCGGGCGGAACAAGAATAGTTTCTTTAGCCGCTTTACGGTACTTGGTGCTAGAACGGCCGCCAAGGCCTTTGATGATGATGTTCTTTTCTTCGATTTCAATTTCAGGTTGTGCATCACGTGAAAGTGTGATGTTACCCAAAAAATTGTTCAAGTCATGAATACCAAATTCAGATTCGAACGTGTCGGCTAATTCTGCTCTCGCAAGAATGTTTTTTTGTTTTGAGATAGTTTCAATAACATTACCGGGCTTAACATAGATGCCCTCATTAATCGTGGCAAAGTTTTTTAAAATACTCATCGTATTTGTGGAAAGTTTCATAATAATACTCCTTAAGTAGGTTCACGAATTATATCAGGTCCAAAGGAACTAATCAAGCAATTCTTCAATTTTTTCTTCAAGTCTTCCAGACTTCCAACATTGTCAATAGTGTGGTCAATATCACCACCAACCCATCTCCATTCTGATTCATGCACACCACTGCGTTCTTGCATCCAAATTTCTGCATGTGGATCACCGCGATTCGCTTTTGCCGCGATTTCATACCAATGTGGTGTGATGCCACGTTTAATTTCAATTAATGTACCAGAGTGTTTATTGATAAAAGAAATTTCATTCTGAAATCTAACATCGGTGATAACAAAATTTTGTTCAGGTGCGTTATCGATATAGTTTTTTAACTTAATCACCCAAAAATCTTTATGAAATACATCACGGCCAACTTCTGTACCCATTAATTGTAAGGCAAAACGAGGCGTGAATTCTTTTCCGAATTCGGATGACCAGAAATTGTCCGGCTTTTCTCGCCATTCACGTGAGTGTTGTGTATCACCCTCCAACAAATGACGAGGCCAACCAAACATTTCTGCTGTAACATCCTTAACTCCTTTTGCAAAGGATACAGGTGTGAAACCCATATCTTTAAGCATGTCACCTGCTGTACCTTTACCTGAACCAATAAATCCAAGTAAACCAACGAGCATTACATTTCTCCAACGTAATTCGCTACGGCAGGCATATCGCCTTGGAAGTGGTATGTGCCGATGTGTTGTGTACGCATCCATGGGCAGAGCCAGATCGAACCACCCATATTACGCCACCATTGGCAAAACATGTAATCCTCTGAAAGATAACGTTCCGACACTGGATCAATCACAGTATCAAAGTATGCATGAATGTAACGTGAGCCATCAAAGTGTGCTTGACCAACGTGGTCTGGTTTATATTTTAACTGTGGATAGTGTTCAGCAAACTTAGGGAACACTTCACGTTTAATCATCATAAAGCCTGTGCCAATTTCCATAACCTCAAGAGGTTCAGAAACGGAGAACTGTGCAGTACCTTTTACTGGATTGAACACGTAATCACCGGTAAGTTTTTCTAATGTTCCAGGATCAATATCGGGATGCATCTGTAC